GCAGTTCCAATAGTTCCACCTAAAGTATCTAAAGATATTTCTTTTAAATTTGTACCGTCTGAATATGCAGCGTAAATTTTTGCAGCATCTAAAGTAAAACCACTTCCACTTGCAGTTTTAATTGTTAAGTTTGCTGGATTAGTTAATCCTGTTGCATCAAAAATATAAAATTTTTCTATACTATCTGGTATAGTACAAATTGTACTTGCAGCAATCGTTGCTGTAGCAAATTTAATAACCATATTTCTAGCGTTAGAAATAGCTTTGTCAGTCATTGCTAAAGCAAGTGTTCCGCCACTTGATAGTGTTACTTGTTCAAAACCAGCAATTGCTTGTTGAATTAAGTTTAAGTTGTTATTTGTATTATCACCCCATGTACCAGCATTTTCGCCGGTTACCATTAGTTCTAGTTTTAGATCTGTTGAAAAACTTGATGCCATAATTTTTTATCCTTTTTAAATACTACAATTTTATTTCCATTAGGTTGCCTTGTCAACTAGGCTACTAGTTTCCAAGTTGGTGCTGCACCTGAATCAACTAGCTCCCATGCGTTAAGTCCTATTATACCTTGTGTAAAGGTACTTGTCACTCCTGTTGGTAATACAAGAGCAGAAGCTCCCGCAACAGCACCCTGTAAAGTGAAGGACATTGCAATTCCTGATATATCTACTTGTGTATTAGGCACAGCATCCTCATTACCTAAAGCTAGACTTAATGCGATTCCTGAAAGTGTTAAATTTGCATCTGCAGACACAACTTCAACTCCTAATGAAACAGTCGCTTGAACCCCTGTAAGTGCTGTATCTGGAGCAGGATCTACTGTACCTGAAGATGAAGACATTGCCATATCAACACTAGCTTGATTCCATTTTTGTTGACCCCATCCAACACCTGAGCCCCAACCTGGAATGCTTTGAGCCGATAATAGAACATTTACAGAAATATCAGTATCTTCATTACCTAAAGTTATACTTGAAGAAACACCTGTAGGCGTGCAAGTTGCCCAAATACCTTCTGCTCCCCAAACTTCAACGCCCCAATCATCTCTACCCCAACCTTGTTCATTTTGTGCAACAACCGTTCCTAATGATGCACTTAATGAAACTCCAGAAGCCATTGCATCTGGTTCAGCGTCGACTGTACCTTGAGAAATAGATAAAGCGTTTAATGGATTTGATGATAAAAATATTTCAGTAGCTGTTGTTACTCCAACACTTCCTGTTGCTGTAGTTAACCCAAAACCTGTTTCAGTAATTTCTTGACCAATAGCTACATCTGTAACAGATGGACCACCCCATTCTGTAGATGATGCATTCCATGTATCTTGACCCCAAGTTTCTTTTTCACCTGAGCTTGTCGTTAATTGAATACCTGATACAGAGGCATTCATACCTGAAATACCCCAAAGTTCCGCACTCCATGTATCACTTCCCCAACCTGCAGTGGTAAAAGCTTCGGTACCTGCTTGAACTGTTATACTTGGTTGTTGATCACCACCATAAGTAAAAGATCCCCATGTTGATGTACCATAAGAGAGTAGACCCGCTGACGATACCTGTACTGTAATATCTGCCATTGGGCCTCCCTAAAAATTATGCGATTCTTAATATAGCTGCTGAACTTGTAAAGTTTGGAAATTGAATTGTGAATGTTCCAGAAGTTGCAGTTTTATCAGCACCAAAATCTAGCGCACATACTGCTTTATTTGCTTCAGTAGAGTTATAAATTAAAGCACCTCTTGCTGTTAATGTAACACCTGTAAAAGATAAATCTGCAAAGTCAACAATCGCAACACCGCCTGTCGCTAGTGAAGTTTGTTGAGATGCTAATGTTCCACCTTTTGCCGCATACGCACCAGAAGCAGATACTTCTCCTCCTGTTATGTAAGCTGTAGTTGCTGCATTGATAGTTGCTGTTGATTTGTATAATGCTAATTTAAAAACATCACCACCATTTTCTAAATCGTGAATGCCTTCAAGAATTTCTTTCTTAAAGCTGTTGCAAACTGCTTGTGTAATTGCCATGTTATTTTCTCCTTATAAATTTATTCATTTGGTGAAGGCGAGGGTATTTTTACTCTCGGTACTCCATCTGTATACTCGTCTCTACGTCTTCTGCCCATTTGCTCTAACGCAAAACTTTGTATAGCTACATTATACTTGTCAGAATAGATTTTGTACATATCCATTGGTCCTTTTAAAAACTCATATGCTTGAACCATAACTGCGTTAAATAGTAGATCCTGAGCATTTTTAGATAAGTAGGTTTCAGTATTAGTAGAGGTTAAAGCGTCAGGTGAGTATATATAGCTTAATTGAACTTTATATTGTGCATTTGGTGTAGGTGCCATTATGATAGTTGTTTCTTTCCAATTAGCATAATATTTTGGAACTCCTGTAGCTCCTGTTGAATTAAATTCAAAAATAAAACTTGTATCTCTTTTGTCTAAATATTCTTTTGTTGTTGGTGATTGAGTAGTATCGAAAACTAATAAAGATCTAACTATTATTGAAGTTCGAGACGCTGTAGTCGCTGCTGCCGAAGGTAAATCTAAATACTCTGAACCAATGTTCAAATTTGCTGTTGCATATTCTCTTGTATAGTCTGCATCAACTTCACGAAAGATACGTTGTTCAGCATCTCTTATCATACTTTGGACAATAGCATCTGTTAAGACTGTTGATCCAACCTCTGTGTAATCTCTTACTTTTTGTACTAATTCAGCAAATGTCATGATATTGTAATTGTAACACTCCCTAAGCTACCTCGTAACTCTCTTTTGTTATTTTCTTCATTAGCATCTGTAGAGGGTTGCATGTTATTACTAGTGAATTGACCTGGCCAAAGAGCAGGATCTAAATAAACAACAACAGGTGCAGCCCTTTGAGATCTTGCATTATATAAAGCTACAGGATCTGCTCTGTGTGGTTTTGGATCTAATTGAGGAGATTTTTTTTCAAACTCAGATATATGTACTAATGAACCATTCCATTCTTTAACCATTTCTCTATATGGAAATTCTTGTCCTGATCTATCAGATATTGATTTTGCGTATTTTCCTCTTGCGTATGCCATGATTAACCTTGTGGGTAATAAACATTAGGGGAAATGTAGACAGATGTTCTTTGCCCATCTTCTTCTAATGCTCTTTTAAGTTCATCTTCATATAATAGTTTCATTGCCTGTATTCTTTCAGGTGCAATTTTTTGTGCTAGGTAAAAAGCTAATCCAGATACCATACATGGAAAGAATCTAAATGGCATATCAGATGAGTTTGTATAAGCTCCAGCATCTTCAATTCTTGCAAGATAATAATAAAATATATTTGTTACTGCACTTGTATCAGGAGCTAAATATAAACTTATAGTTGGTGTTATTTGTCTATCAACATAATACTGAGAAGGAGTTCCTGCCTGTGTCTTGTTAGGAATCGCAATATACTCAGATCGAGATACTTTTGTTAAAGTTTGTTGATTGCCTCCAGAAACAGTTACAACAGCTTCAAGAACATCATTACAATCACTTGGTGTTGTATATGTTACCTGATTGTTTACTAAAGTTTCTGTTTTAGATTTGACTTTCCAAAGGTTAATACCTCTATTACCCCATTCAGAAAAAAGTAAGTTTAAACTTCTTCTAGCTGATTTAATATCATAACCAGAATTTGTTCTTATACCACATCTTTCGTAAGATTCTTCAATGACCTCATCAATTGATAAGTTAAATGTTGTAGTTCCTGAACTAGCCATTTCATCCTTACGCTAAGATTGCTTTTTGTAAATGTTTTGGTAGATTTTTTTGACCACCAACTAATTTACCTGTTTTAGCCATCATTGGTTTTTTCATTTGTCCACCACCCATTTTACCCTGAGCTTTTAATTTTTTAGTAGCACCCATAAGACCGCCACCCATTTTTGTATGTACTTTTATTCTTCCGTTTTTCATATTATTTTACTCCTTCAAATTTTCCGCCTTTGACAGCTATACCCATGCCACCACAAGCAAGTTCTTTTGGTTTTACTGGTTTAGGTTTTTTCTTACCCTCTTCAGTTGCTTTTCTTAATGCTTCTAAATACTTTTTGTATTCTGTTGCTTCTTCCATAATATCTCCTAGTAATCTATCATACCACCATAGTATAATTTAGTAAACGCACCTTTCGATGCAAAAGTCTTAACATTTGTTGGTTTTCCGCCAACTCCTTGAGCTCTACTTCTTTTCCTCACAACGGCACTCCGTCTCTGGGAGTCTGTCATCCTTGCCGCTTTTGCAGCAGGGACGCACTTTGGATACTTCCGTTTCTTGTCCGCTTTGAGTTTTGAACGACCACAGGGTGCGTACGAACCATCTGCTCGTTTGCTTCCAATATCTACCCATTTTTGTGAAAACCATTTTTTAAGTCCTCCCTCTTTCATACCTGCAGGAACACAATTAGGAACCATACGATTCCCTTTTTTCTTCATGCCCTTTTGGACATAACCTTCCCAACAAGTACCTCGTTCACTCATTTTAATAAATCGCCGTAATAATTGACTAAGCTCTCATTGGACATCTTAATGCCTGCTGAGTCATGCTTAATAAATTTACCTTGATAAGCTTTAATTGATTCTAGTGTCTTTGCTTGTTTCTTATGTAATGCAGATGCTTTGTGTAATCCTTTTGCAACTTTACTTATTTTTGCTTCTGCACCTTTATTTGCAGCAGTATATTTTAATTTTCCTTTTTTATCATATTCAGAAATTGGATTTTGAATATCTATTAGTTGTTTTCTTCTTTTGTTTGGATCACCCTCTACAATAGTTTTTTTCTTTTTTGTTTCAGCATGTAAACCTTTATTTGCAGGTTTAGGTCCTTTAAAGTCTTTTCTTTTTACACCTGAAGGATCTTTAATTTTACCTGCACAAATTTTACTAGCATATGCATTAGCATATGCACTTGGATATACTTTGAATTTTCTTTTTGCGGCCGCTTTGCCTCTAGCACATAGTTTTGTCATTGTCTTTTAGCCTTTTTCGGTTGTACAACTTCTTCGATTGTATCACTTTGGGGCTAAACAGTAAATGTCCTAGCGAGAGGATTCTTTTTATTGGATTTTTTAGCGTATATTTTCTTTTTTTGTTTTTTCTTTTCATCTTTAGCACCACGTAATTTGCCATCAATTTGTTGTGTCATTTGTGATCTTGATATCGTCATACTATCTCCTTTGCACTTCCCATTATTGGTTTATATTTAGTTTTTCCTTCTGATTTATAAGCGTGTAAAAATGATGCTCTTGGTGTTCCCTCAATCCAGCTACAATGTATCCAACCGCTGTTTGGTTCACCCGGAGTGTAGAACTCAAGGATGAGCTGGTCTGGTGAAAGATTATTTTTAATCCAATCAAATAGTTCAGCGTTGTCTACGCCAACACATTCGAAATCTGCCGCTTCCGCACGTGAGTGCTGGCTGTTGATCGAACTACCGATGGCTTGGCAAAGCTGAGGAGAACGGAACCCTGATGT